CATTTTAAGTTCAGATTCTATTGGTTCTAACATTTCGTTATTAGATTCACTGAGCTTATAACCAAACGGTATAGTGCTACTCGTCCTCCTCATCATAGTAGTATTCGTCATCGTCTTCGTACTCCTCGTAGTCTCCGTCTATTACCACTTCCTTTTTAGCGGGTATTACAAATAGACCACCTCCCGTATTAACATTAACATCCAGTCTTTCAGTTTTACCTAAACCTACACGGTCTAGAATCTGCTGTGCTGCTTGTATTCTCATGTTAGCTTGTGGTATAGGCTCATTACTGTCCATTATCTGAACAAGCTTAGAAGCTGCTTTAGGGGCACTCTGAGCCATTATTTGTGTAGCTATGTCAAGTATTTCTGTTTTGAGGCTTTTTACTACCATTGGGTACGAATTATCTGCGTAGCCCGCTAGTGTGGCGGCTTCTTTAACGTCTCCACCACAGGTAACTAAGTGGTCTAAGAAAGCTTCCTGCTTTGTGGTGAGTTGTTTGCTTGACATTCTTGTGAGTCCTTTGCGAATATATATACTATATAGTTCTATTATACCCGTAATTTGGAGGTTTGTCAAGTCTTTTTATAACTTTTTTGCATATAAGAAGAAAAAACTTGACAAGTGGCGTATCTACGGGTATAATATACTTATAGCCCCCCGGGTTATATATATAGATTATAGAGCATGTGTACATGTGCTAATCTACGTACCCGCTTTCTCGTCCCTTTAAAGCACTTAAAAGCTGCGGCACTATCTGGTTTACATCCATTTCCTTCTAAAAATGTATAAGAATGTATATATATCCGTAGTACCCCCCATGGCAGCTTGCCCACCCCCTAAAGCTCTATAGCTTTAGAGGGGTGGTTAGAACTTCAAAGTCTAATAAGACTTTGAAGACTCCTAAGATTCTTTAGAATCTATCGGGTGCGTGTAGAAGACTTCTAAGTCTTCCAAGTTTTTCTAGTTTACAAAACTAGAAGAAGTTTAAAACACTTCAAAACCTTTAGGTTTAATCCAAAAACTCCACAATCTTCAACGACTTACAATCTTTTTAGTCTTCGACTAACTTCCCTCCCCAAAGACTTTAAAAGTCTTCTAGTTCTATCGTGCACACGGAAATCTTCTTTGAAGATTTTAAAGGAATTTTTAGTAGTTATATAACCTATAAAAGGTTATATAACTACTAATAAAGTATTCCTTATATTAAAAGTTAAAAAGAAGTTCAGAATGAACTTTTTAACTTTTAAATATAAGGAATACTAAAATGGCAACTTCAACTTTCAATCAAATCGACTCAAATCAAATTGCATCGAATCGTCAAGTTTATGCCGTAGCCTGTCACTTTGCTAATATCCATTCCAAGTCTCCTTCGGAGAGATATGGATTGACCAAAGTCTTCAACGCCATCATCAACAAATCCTACAAGGATTCTGATAGCTATATGACTCATGGCGAAGCCACTGAGTTCTTTGAATGGGACTGTGTCCCTCCTCAGTTTCTTCACATGGTTTCTAAGCCAAAGGCTAAGAAGAAAGTAGCAAAGAAGGCTACAGAGTCTGTAAAGACTTCTAAGACTCAGAAGAAAGCTATCCCGAAGGGAAAGGCGAAAATGACTAATACTCAGCGAATTGATTCTTTAGAATCTAAGATGGATAAAATCCTTGAGATTCTATCTGCTAAATAAATCTATCAGGGGCAAAGGATTGCCCTTTAATTTCTATTTTAACTATGGTATAATGCTTATGTTCTTTGTTATGTTTGATGATAATGCAGTAGTTTGTGAGACTCAGCTAGAAGCTGTAGAGCTTGTAGATTCTTTAACCTTAGATGGATATAGATATATTAGTGTTGGTCATAACCAACCACTAAATGTAGATGAGATGGAGGAAATAGAATATGACGTATAGTTTTATTCAGGGTTTTATTTATGGGTTTATAATTGTATTTTCGTATAGATATATTGATTCACTTTTAGGAGTATAGAGTTATGAGTAAATATCATATAAGCAAAAATGGATATACCTTAATGAAGAATGGCGAAGCAGTACAAGTTGGTCAGGTTTTAACCTCTTTTAGAGGTGAGACTTATACTATTACTGGTGGTAATCCACCACATAAACCTAGTAGTCAGGGTAAAGTCTGGGTCACTGATGGTGACTGGAGTCAAGAATTATATCCTTCAGTCTTTGAATGTAAATGGGTAGAGGAGGTATAGAACTATGGCTGAAGAAAAGATAGCTTATGTAATCTGTGTAGATGGTATAGAGTTTAGTGAACCATGCGATAACATTTTAACTGCCAGAGACGTTGCTGATGATTTCGAACGCAAAGGCTATAAAGATGTAGAAATTTATTGTTATGAAGAAAGGGTGTAAAATTATGAATAGACTTATGCAAATTTCAAACCACATGGATATAGCTTTAGATGCTAAGATAGTTAGATATTGTGACGAAACTCAAGTAGTGCTATCAATGCTTAACAATCCTAGAAAGGCTCTGGAAGAAGATAGAGTTTATATTGTACATGATGTTAGCTTTCTTGATGGTTGCTCTGTATTCTGGGGTCATTACGATTTAACTTTTGAACAAGCAGTAAAGAGTTTTAACTACAAAGCAAGTAAGAAGTAATTAAAATGAAGATAAATAATTAGTAAGTAAGTTTCTTACGAACTTACTAATTATTTATTCTTCACAAAAGGAGATGGCGATGTTCAATGTTCACTGTAAAGCGGTTCAAGAATACTCTCAGCGTAATGCTGATAACATGGCAGACACTGTACTCATGGTAGTACTATCTATCCAACAAAACTGGTTAAGTGTCGGCAACCAAATGGCTGATGTTAGAAATAACAAAATAGATTCTAAGTTTCTTTGGGGTAACAAGCTAAAGACTTATCAATATCTAATGGCTAACAAGCACAAGATGTTTGCCCAAGTCAAAGCAGTGCTAGTAAGTAATAAAAACTATGACGACAGAGCAATGTCGCTGATGAAGATATTCCTTAGAGTTGACGGATTAGGTTTACCTAAAGCAGGTTTCTGCTGTCAGCTAATAGCAGGAATGGTTGGTTGTATGGATATTCATAACATTAGAATGTATGATTTAGACCCTAAGACTTTGAAGCTCAACCCTAAACCTAAGACTGAGAAGGCTAAGCAAGCCAATGAAGACAAGACAAAAACCTATATAGCTTTATGTCATGCTTATGGTTGTGAGAATCTATGGAACTCATGGTGTGAGAATCTAGCTACTAAATCTAAGCGGTGGCAAGATGCTAACCATGTATCGGAAGTCCACTATACTTACCTGATTGGAGAATAGTTATGACTGTAATTGAAATAAACTTAGAGTTTGAAGCCGATGAGGTTACAGAAGCAGATGTTTATAATTATATAAACGAATTAATCGAAAACAATTCTTTATCTTACGAGGTTAAATAGTTATGAAGACTAAGTTTAGAGTTTATATTGTTGAAAAGATAGAGTACTGCTATACAGTAGAAGCTGAGAATAGTAATGATGCCGCAGATAAAGTTATGGACGGAGACTATGACGATAATACCTATGAAATCTTAGACTCTTATGACTCTCACATAACTGATATAGAGGAGGTCGTAGATGAAGAATGAAACCTATACAGTTTGGGTTGGTGGTGTTGAAGCCAACAATTATCCAGTAGCCTTAGACGTAGCCCACGATATAGCTGATGAATACATTGGTCAGGGCTATGAAGATGTTGAAATCGAGGAGATAAAACATGACTGATAAAGAATTTATTGAAGCAGTATTTGAAGAAGTCTATGGCGATAATGCTATCAACAGAGGCTTCAGCAAGCAAGATGTAATTGAAGAATTACAGAACACGAGTAACAATTATAGAGGCTATGAAAATAGCGACACCCACGTATGGTATGAGATATAAGACTATGAACTTACAAGAGATGTTAGATGAATATATAAACTATAAAATAGAAGCAGTCCTTGACGTAGCTTTAGCTAACAAGGAAAAAACTGTAGCCAAAGAGTTAGAAACAATGACACAGAAACTAAAGGCTCTGCAGGAATGGATGATAGAGTTTGACAATAACCAAGATGAGATTAGGTCATTGGCTGACGAGAACGAATATAACTTAGAACGTCAGGAAGAAAGGCTCAATGAGTTAGAAGAGGTTAGTGTAGAATCAAACACAGGTGTCATAGAATCTAAGATTAAAGAATCTTTAAGCAAAATTAAACTGACTGTGGAGTAAAACTATGGAACTTCCAACTCTAGAAGAGTTTGAAAAGACTTGTGCAAAACACCTCTGGTTGTTTACCTTAGAGCCAGACTTGAATAGAGCTATGGAAGGCTTGAAGACATACCACTATATTCAAGACGTTATCAAGAAAGGTGGCGGTAAATATAAACAAGTACATCGCAAGGCATACGAAAATTTTATTGACGAAACAAAGGAGAATACTGATGACTACGGATTCCAAAGAAGCTCTAATTGAAAAGGTCTTTGTGCAAATGATTGAAGACTTTAGAGATAAAGAATATGCACCGATTTACGAACTGTTAAATCATATACCAAGCGCTGTGCTTGAAGGCTTTCTAACTGAGGTAGAATTTTATGAGAAGTTTTTTTCCAGAGACAATGTGGAGGATTGATAAGCTAAACATATCAAGCACTAAGCCTAGCTATACAACAGACATTGAAGATGCTAAGAAGCTAGGCGAGGCTTATGGCGGTGCTTATATTATTACACAGCTAAAGGGCGATAGACTTAAAGAAGAGATGAGGGGATTACATGACTAGTAAATGTATATTCAAATGTATATTGTAATATATAAATTAACTTACTTAATTACCTTATAAGTTAATAAGAAGTTCAGTATGAACTTATTAACTTATAAGGTATTAAGTTAGTATACCACAAGTCGAGGCACTTGTCAAGCATTTTTTTAAACTAAAGGTAAAAAAACTATGGAAACTTTATTTAACTTAGTAGCATCAGCAGTACAGAAACTTGTTTTTAGCGGTAAGAAAAACGGCAAAGTATTTGGAAGGTCTTTTATTATTAGACGTAGAACATCTAAGAACCGATTCCAAATGAGTAGAGGTGAATGCTTTAACATCTTACATTGTTATAAATGGGCTTTCTATTTACAACACAAACGCTCAAGAGCTATCAGCTTCAACAACATTAAAGACATCAACGGCTCTGAAGGAGTGAGCTAATGACTAGCATTATACCTATGTTTCAAAACTATGGTGCTACCCAGTCCCTTAGAGATAAGGGATATGGGTCAGCAGATTTTAATATACATTCAACCCCACTGTCTTACACCTGTTGGATTAATGACGGAGCAGGTACAAATACATTACAAAGCTCTAAGTCTATTATCTATCGTACAGATACTGGTGAAGAGCTAGGCGTTCATGGTCATGGCTATCAGGCTGTAGCCCCTAAGCAAATGATAGATGCTACAAGGGCTATACTGGAGCGTTCCGACTTAGACATAACAGATATTGAAGAACGTATAAGGACTTCTCACAATGGCTCTAGGTGCTTTGTACAATATACTCTACCTGCCCATGACTATAAGACTCCAGACGGAGACACTGCATCTCTTAGTCTACTTGCCACCAGTTCTATTGACGGGACGTTTCCCTTTATGATTAGTGCGGCAGCTATACAGTCTGCTTGTACAAATCTACAAGTGTTTATTGGTGGTGAAGTTGCAGTATATAAATCTAAACACACCAAGAGTTTGAACATTGACCACGGTGCTAACATAATTGTTAAGGCTCTCGATGTCTTTGAGAATCAACGAGACTTGTGGCAACAGTTTCATAGTCAGCACGTTAGCTCTAACGAAGCCTTCATAGAAATATGTAAGGGTGTAGGTTCAGAGAAACTTATTGACGAACTTGTAGACTCAACACCTGATTATGTTATAGCTAATAATAAAAACAAAGCTAAGAATGCTCACTACATTTGGACTAAGTATCAGATGTATAAAGCAAGACTAGGTGAAAATCGTTGGGCTTTATACAATGCTTTCACCGATTGGTCTACACATTCTCAAGGCTACACCAAAGCTTCACAATCTAATATAGCTTCTGTGTTAGCCAATCGACAGGACATGGTGCGTAAAGCATTTGCTAAGGCGGCATAATGTTATCAGAACAGATGACCGAACTTGAGCGAGAGCTTCTTGTTATAACTATGGAAGAGTGTGCCGAACTTGCAATGGCTTGCAGTAAGCTGTTGCGGTTCGGAGACGAGATACAGCATAGAGATAGCTTAATACAGGAAGCAGGTGATGTTATGTGTATGACTACCCTGCTAGTCGAACATAATCTTATGGAAGAATCCGATATGTTACAAGCTGTAGAAAACAAACGAAACAAGCTAAAAATGTGGAGTGATTTAATCAAATGACAACAGCAGTAATATCACTGAGTCTGTTAGCACTAAGCGCCCCGCTGTGGTTAGTATTAGCTGTAGCTGTAGCGGGGACTGCGTTAGAAATAACAAACCCTTATGAAAATATATTGAAAAAAAACTTAACAAAGAAGTAAACTTGTGGTATAATCACACTTCAATTTTCAACCAACAAAAGGAAATAGTAACATGGCAATAGTATCAGGAACAGCTTATTGGGCAAGTGTAACAACACCGAACACAACTTATGAACCAGTGTATACAGTAAACCTAGTAGTCGATGACGACACAGCACAGTCTTTTAAATCTCAAGGCTTCACTGTAAAAGATATGGACGAAGGTCAAGCACTAGTAATCAAGCGTAAAGTTAATGGTCCAAATGGTATGGTACGTCAGCCACCTAAGCTAGTAGACTCTGCAAAGAATCCACTGGATGAGCGAGTAGGTAATGGCTCAAAGGTTAAGGTGCAGTACAAAGAATGGGAATCTGTTTGGAAAGGTAAGACTTTCAAAGGCTTAGACTTCCAAGCTATGCAGGTTCTAGATTTAGTAACAGTCGGAGACGTTGATGGTGGAGAGTTCGACATTGAAGATGAAATGGGAGATGAGTTATAATGAATACATATCGTACAGATGACGGTACATATGATGTCAGTAAGATTAGCCCCGAAGGACAGGGGCTTTTTAGCTTGCTACAACATACATTAGTAGAACAATCGAGAGCACAAAACGATGCTCAAGCTTATCAAGCCGCAGGTGCAAAGCTAAAAGAATTGTTTGAAGAAGAGCTTACGGATGAGGCTCTTGTAGAAGAAGAAGCAGAGGAAGAAAACTCAACCGACTAACCGAGGTGTAATATGCCGTTCGTTAAATACCATCTGCCATGCTCAGAGTGTGGTGGTAGCGACCCAGTATCACAGAATGACGATGGGTCTGCGTATTGCTTTAGTTGCAATACCTATTTTAAAGACTACGGCACAGCGGAAGTGCAACAAGATAACATAACGGACTTTGAAAGTTATCAACCAAGACAGGATGGTGCGAGTTTCAATGCCCTTACTGACCGTGGTATTAGTATAGAGACAGCCAAAAAGTATGGCGTTAAATCTACTACCACAGTTGGTGGGCAAGTTACCAGTCACCTATATCCTTTCTACAACAACGGAGAACAAGTTGCCACCAAGATTCGCAAACAGAACAAACAGTTTGCATGGCAAGGAGACTCCAAAGAAACAGGGTTGTTCGGAGAACAGCTTTTCAAATCAGGCGGTAAGTTTATTACAATCGTAGAGGGAGAGTGTGACGCAATGGCGGCATACGAACTACTCGGAAGTAAGTGGCCTGTAGTATCTATAAAGTCGGGAGCACAAGGAGGTGCTCGTGATGTTAAGAATAGCTTAGAGTTTCTAGAATCTTTTGAGACCGTAGTTATTTGTTTCGACTCAGACGATGTTGGTAAGCAGGGAGCTAAGGCTATTGCCAAGCTACTCAAGCCTAACAAAGCTAAGTTGATGACACTGCCAGAGGGTTTCAAAGACCCTAACGATATGCTCAAGTCTCGGAAGCACACAGCTTTTGTCAGTGCTTTCTGGGACGCTAAGACATATACTCCATCTGGCATTCTTAATCTATCTACTCAGCTTGAGGCTTATCGCAAGCTTCAGACTGAGAAGAAAGACTCTATCCCTTATCCTTGGCATGGACTCAACACCAAGCTAGAGGGTATGAGGTCAGGAGAACTAGTAACTCTTACTGGTGGTACTGGTCTAGGTAAGTCTAGTGTGACTCGTGAAATTGAGCACTGGCTTATCAATCACACTAAAGATAACGTAGGCATCGTAGCCCTTGAAGAGAACTGGGCTAGAACTGCTGAGGGTATTATGTCTATCGAAGCTAACGCCAAGCTACACCTCAACAGTGTCAAAGAAGAAGTGGGCGATGAGGAACTGCTCGATGTTTACCGCAAGGTATTTATGGGTGAGAACGAGGGACGTGTTTGGATTCATGCTCACCTTGGTGTCAATCACTTAGATGATATATTCAGTAAGCTTCGCTACCTGATTGTAGGATTAGATTGTAAGTGGGTAGTTGTTGACCACCTCCACATGCTTGTACTCCAAGCACTAGATGGTGACGAACGTAAAGCTATTGACAGTATCATGCACCGACTTCGCTCTCTTGTAGAAGAGACAGGTGTAGGTATGATACTAGTGTCCCACCTTCGTAGGGTTGATGGCAACCGAGGACATGAGAATGGAATAGAAACAGGACTATCACACTTGCGTGGCAGTCAGTCCATTGCTCAGCTTAGCGATGCAGTTATATCTCTTGAGCGTAACCAACAGTCGGACGATGATGTAGAAGCTTCAACGACCAAGGTGCGAGTGCTCAAGTCTAGATATACTGGTGACGTTGGCGTAGCCTGTAGCTTAATGTATGATGGAGACACAGGTAGGCTATGTGAGATACCTAGCGAAGACGACTATAGTGCATTTGATGGAGATGAGTTATGAACATAGTGTTTGACATTGAGGCAGATGGTCTCAACCCCAGTAAGATATTCTGTATTGTAGCACAGGACGTAGACACTGAAGAGGTGTTTACGTTCGACAATACACAGCTCGAAGCAGGTTATGGTTTTTTAAAATCTGCTACTAAATTAATCGGACACAACCTACTAGGTTATGACATCCCTGCACTTAAAGATGTAGAGGGTATTGACCTCAGCGACAAGAAGATTGTAGATACACTAGTCCTATCTAGATTATTTAAACCAACCCGTGAGGGTGGTCATGGTCTAGAGTCTTGGGGTTATCGCCTCAAGTTTAACAAGGGTGACTATGGTGACAACCAAGATGCTTGGGATGCTTACACACCAGAGATGCTTGAGTATTGTAAGCGTGATGTAGAACTAAATACAAAAGTGTATATGGCTTTGCGGCAAGAGAGTCGTGGCTTTACACCTCAGTCAGTTAGGCTTGAGCATTCAGTCGCTAAGATTATTGACCAACAAAGACGTAATGGTTTTGAGTTGGACACCAAGAAAGCTATGATGCTAGTTGCAATGTTTCAAGACAAGCTTACTCAAGTAGAATCTACAGTGCATGAAACATTCAAGCCTAAAGTTATAGTACAAGAACTGTATCCTAAGTACACAAAATCTGGTGCACTGTCTAAACTTGCACAAGACTTTGACAACAGAGGCGTTCGTCTTACCGATGATGAGTGGGCTGAGATGAATAGAACAAAGGAATATGTAACTCGTAGAACACCTGTACCTTTTAACCTTGGCTCAAGAAAACAAATCGGTGAGTATCTGGTTGATGCAGGTTGGAAGCCTAAGAACTTTACACCTACTGGTCAACCGATTGTTGATGAGGGTACGCTGTCAAGAGTTAAAGGTATCCCTGAAGCTGCCTTGATTGCTGAGTATCTAATGCTTCAAAAGCGCTTGGCTCAAGTAAACAGTTGGCTTAAAGCTCTTGAACCTGATAACAGGATACGAGGATACGTTAATCACAACGGTGCAGTAACAGGACGTATGACACACAGCCATCCCAACACTGCTCAAATACCGAGCACTAACTCACCCTATGGTAAAGAGTGCAGAGAATGTTGGACTGTAAAAGATGGTAATCAACTGGTAGGCATTGATGCTTCTGGACTAGAACTAAGAATGCTTGCACACTATATGAACGATGAGGGATACACAAATGAAATTCTCAACGGAGACATCCACACTACAAATCAAAAGCTTGCAGGACTTGAATCTAGAAATCAGGCAAAGACTTTCATCTATGCCCTCCTTTACGGAGCAGGAGATGCAAAGCTTGGGTCAGTGGCTAAGCAAGGCAAGGCAAGAGGTAGAGAACTACGAAACGCATTTCTTGATAGTCTCCCATCATTTAAATCTCTTGTCCAACGAGTACAACGAGAAAGCAAAAAGGGTTTCCTCAAAGGGTTAGATGGTCGTAAGGTTGTAGTGCGCTCTGAACATGCCGCACTCAACACACTACTCCAGTCAGCCGGTGCTATAGTTATGAAGGAAGCCTTGGTTATTCTGGACAACAGCATAAAAGAAATGAGATTAGATGCTAAGTTTGTGG